TCCAATATCGTTCTCAAGTTTTCACCCATGATCAATCCTTGCGTCGGTTCGCTGTATTGTGATGCTCCGAGAAACGTTCTCTCTGCATCGATCACTATATCCTGATTTGACGATATCGTGATATCTTTACCCGATCCGATGTTGATATCATCGAAGGCCGAAAAGAATAAACTTTCTCGTTTAGCGTTGATAGTAATGCGATCTGAATTTAAAAGTACCTGATCTGTAAAAATCGATATCGGCTCCTGTACGGGATCACCGTAACTGTATATCAGTTTATTCGCTTCATCGTCATTATTCACTAACGATACTAAATTAGCCATTAGACGATTCGGTGTCTGATCTGTAAAATCATCTGAACCGAGCATCCATGGTGTAGGTACAATTGACTCATCTTCTATCTTCGCATCTAATGGAAAATGCTGTCTAATCGTACCGTGATTAAACATACTGAATATCGAACCATCATTCGCACCTTCCACAACACTGCCAGGATTGCGGCCGTTTGATATTATGATGTACGGATCAGCAGCCCTGCTCCCTATTCTGATACTGTTCCCGTGACGACCTTCAAATATCATATCACCATGAATATCAGATGCAGTGGCAATCGAGCTATCGAGTTCATTATTAAATAATTTTTGTAAACGCGCTACGGTAATATTATCAAATCCGTTTGACAATCCAGCCTGTTCTCTTTGTGTTGTTTCCTTTTCATATCCNCCCGTCGCCCGTGGTTCAGCTCTGGTATAATGATCTATATCGATATTCCAATTTGGACTATTAGTTGTATTGATCGGCCCGAGATAATACTGCACGCCACCCATAGTTGTTAACATCACTTGATCACCCGCGACTGGAACATCCGTCATACCTCTGAGTAGTGGGTAATATAAATTTGTTTCATCCAGCATACTGAGTTTTTTCATTTCTGTTCCGTAGTGCGGTAACGCGTATATACTATTTATTCTCCGTGGATTACCTGCACCGGTCNTGGGGTCGATATAACTGGGATGTGTGTGCCCTGTAATGACTTCACCGGTAATTCCATGAACGAATTGCATATAAACCGGTTGTGGTCTGGTATCACCAAATATTTTCTTAGATTCCGAATCTATTTTATCAATCGATATAAATGTAGATCCCATTTAACTCTCCATAAACGGAGCTGCTTTTTCTTTTACTAACTCCATTTCATCACTTCGTTTCTGTAAATCATTCACTGTATCTTGCATGGTATCGATCAGTTCCTCCTTTTCAGCATCAGTTAACAGCATAGCGTCATCATCCACACCACCGACGGATTTAGATATTATCCGTTGTATCACGCTAGCGAGTTTAACCAAATGTTCATCATTCTTTACAGCAACATCTACGATTTCTTTTATCACGGGCATGATTACCACAGCATCATCAATAGATGTTATGAATCCATGTAGTTCCTGTATCAGGAGATCTAATTGAAGTTTTTTAGTTCGAGAATTTTCATAAATATCTTTAGTCAAATCCTGGAATGTTTTTCCTTCAAATATTGTATAGTCTGTATCGTTCATGTTAATATATCCAGTTTGTCATATATAAATATCACTTTTACAAGAAAATGAAATATAATAAAAAAGCAACCTTGCAGGTTGCTTTTTATTTTTTATTGAATGTGTTATGTCATTACAACAAATGCGTCAGAGTTCCCCGTGTATAAAACTCCTGTACTATTTTTTTATACCGTTTTTTAAATTCATTTACTACTTTCGTTATCCGAGCAGTATTTTCATTTGTCATCTCTCGCACTAATACGTACATACTCTTTTTAGTAAAGTTTTTTATTTCATTCTCCTCTTTAAATAAATCGACCAATGCATACGCGATAGCTTTATCTCTCTGATGCTTAAACATATGATCTATTTTATCTTCAAAATAGTTCACTATTTCGATCGCTAGATCAGATTTAACCGTACCGTTGTTATCATGATCATCATAATATCGAATCTTATTAACAGTATAGGATTTTTCCTGTATGCTATCATGCATCTTGAGCTTTTTATAATTACCGTTATTTAATAAAATGAGATAATTTTTAGCTACAACTGAAAAATAACTAAATGCTTTAAACCCTTTTGTTGCATCATATTTGTGTATATTCAGTACAAGAAAAGATATTACCTCATTTTTTATATCTTCAAAGTGTGAATCGAAGTATGAAAACTTAAATGTATTGATAATGTTTTCACATAACTTATCAAACGCATATGCAATTTCATCTCTATATATTTGATTCCTTATATTCGGATTGTCTTCAGCATTATACCGTACAATTGCTTCCTGGACATCAATACCGAAATATGGTTTTCTCTTTACTTTCTTTACTTTCTTTTTGATTTTTTTCTTAGCCAACCTTACTCCTTTGTTTTTGTTTCGATTAATGAATTTAATATTGCCTGTATATCTTTTAACTGTTGAAAGAAGAACGATGTTTCATCATCAGATTCATAATGACCTGAAGAATCCACTTGTTTCATTCTATGAGATGCTATATCGATGATATCCTGTATCGTAATGATAAAGGTTTCGTATTGGTTTAACCGTCTTAAACATAACATTAGCATATATGATATAAATACACTAAAAATAACTAGTATGAATGTTAGACTTTCAAATAACATTATTTAAATAGCTCATCAAATTGTTTTTTCAGATCAGTATTGATTTTATGTTTCTTACCCTGTTGATTAGGTTTCACCGTATCGACAATTGGTTTAGTGTTTCCGACAACTACTGATTCATGTTCTACTCTCATAGCCATCATATCAGCGTGATGAATGATTATCGGCAGATTGGTTTTCAGCTGCTTATCTTTCGTATATGCTTTAAAATATCGTAAATTACTTTCTTCATATAAACCATCTGCAAGTTTAATACCTAATAATTCATTTATCGACACCTTGATATTAAATTGATTCAATAACCAAATACTTCTATCCGATACATTCATGAAATGTAACTCAGGATTATGATCGTAAATCTTTCCCTGATTTTTTCTATGCCATTCTGATTTATTCGGAATATAATAATCGTTTTCTAGATCACCGATTTTACCTAAATCATGATGCATTGCTGAAAATATTAATTCTTCATGGGTATAATCTTCGACATGAGCCCCTCTATCGGACCATACGTTATATAGTGCCTGTGCGCAGTCAATAACACGAAGCACGTGATCGACATACCCACCTGGAAAACAGTTGTGATAATAATTAATACCTGATGCTGGGGCGAGTATCATTCTATTTTCAAAATAAGCATACATGGTATTAAGGTTTTGTATACGATCTTTATCGAATGTATCTTTAATTAATTGCTGTAATGTTTCCCAATTTTGATTAATTTTTTCTGATGTCAAACTCATAACCGACTCCTTTGTATATTTTTATTACCTATAATATAATTAAAAAACCAATACAAGGCAACTAGTTTTTTTATTTTTTTTAAACTTCTAAAGACCTTCTGAACCAACCGAAATAAAACTTTTCTAAATCGGGTTTGCGTGTAACTAAATCAGCATAGTATTTAATTCTATACGCACGAACTCTATCGAGTTCAACGTTATCGATCTTACCTAACGTGATGGGTCCTAAAACCCCATCTACTAACAGCTCATGTCCTTTATTATTAGCAGCTCTCTGAATTATTCTACCTGCTCTACCTCTTCCTTGATTTACACACATATCGAAATAGATATGTCGAAGCTGCTCAGGTAAACTTTCTACTTTGTTTTTATCCCAATATTCTGATTTGTATATTTCCTTCGCACCCTCTTTAGTCAAATTAGCAATATCCACATCCGGGTGTGATCTCTTCGCTATTCCGAAATTAGTCTCACCGCCGGGATCGTCTGGGTCATTAACGTAACCACCTTCATGTTCTAATACTATTTCAATTATCTCATCAAACGATTTGTATCTCATTTTTTTACTTATCCTTTTTCTTAACGCCTCTAAACCAGAAATCAATAACTTTACCAAAACTAGCAATGAAACTCCCCAATATAATGTTTAATAAATCTCTATGTGTATCACCTAATGTTAATACTGGATGGAATAATAAATACAATACCCAGAATAAACCAAAGAACATTCCTGCTGTTATTGTGAATTGCATCCAATCTGGAAGGCCGTCGCCACCGTTTACATTGTCTGGTCCAGTTGGGATATTTCCGTCTAATACTTTTTTTATCTTTTCCATCATTTCGTTACCTTCTTGACTTTTTCAATTGAACGACCAGCGAAGTATGCTGCATATACGGTCATCAATAG